GGATAAAAGGTTCATTGTTTGGATATAAACATATTGGGCAACTTCCGTGACCAGGCTCCGGGCAACAAGTATTACGCTTACATTGCGAACTGCATCCCCCGAGCAATATTAAAGTTGCAATTAAAAATTTCATTTTTTCCTAAATCCCATCTTGCGCATTTCTCTCAATCTACGCTTCCCAATAGCAGTCGGTGTATTTTTTGCAGTCCCGACTTGAGTCAGTTTAATTCCATTATATTTCCTGGTGCCACCGAACGCACCTTTTGTGTGCTTTGCTGATTTATTACTCATGCTAAATATCCTTTCTCCCTTGCCCACTTAGGCTCTTTATGAATCTTGTCATGACATGGACGACATACGGATAACCAGGTATCCACATCCATGTAGTATTTCCCTCTTCCTTTCTTATGATGGACATCACTTGTCTTCGCCTTCATACACACTTCGCACAAAGGTAGTTTCTCCAAAAACTCCGCCCTCAGGATCCCATATTCCTTCATCTCCTTCTGCCTCTTTTTGCTTACCCTGCGCAGAGGAGTTTTTCTTTTCAAAGGCCCGCTGCGCTTCATTATTTATTCGTATTATTGTCTGTAGATCCCACATATAACCAAGCGCAAAAGGCAGTTAAACATATGAAAAAGAATATTGTACCCATCTGTTACACGATGTTTTATGTAACATTATCATGAGAGTCAAGACTTACATGTTTTGTAATTAAATCGTTACTCACTCCGGCTTCAGATATATGGTCATCACCGCCCCCTATGTTGTCCCTAGATAGCTTCCATACCTCTCCCCCCATATCAAGAATCATCTTAGCTTCATTATCAAAGCGAACATCATCAATTATAAATATTTTGGCATCAGATTCTTCAATTCGATGCTTTGTAATATTTATCCATATATCAGAATTTATAGTATTCCTTCCCCACTCAGTGCCCAAGGTCTGTAAGCAGTACCTAGCTGACACTCCGAGGTGTGGGATTATTCTTTCCTTATCTTCCTTGATGTAATCTTCGTGTACAATACACCCAAGCATTTCTTTTAAAGGAGATGCGAAACTCATAATTCTAATCTTTGCCAAATCTGGTGCAGTGCAAGGAGCCTGGGCAACCATATCAAAAACAAGCTGATTCGCATAAGTTGATTTACCCACGCCTTTGGGTCCCGCTAATCCTATTATCTTAACCATTTTTTCCTCCCTACTGCTTCCATCCCCCCACGAAAGAATATCCGAGAAATACGACCCCACACCAGAAGAGTGCGCCACAAAGGACGCACCCGTCTGGGTAGAAAATAGACAAATCGAAAGACATGCCTAAGCATCTTTCTTGTCCAAGAAGGTTAAGTTATCCATAGTGACAACGGGCTTCTGGAACTTATGTCCGTCTTTTTCCCATTCTTCAATGTGGAGGGGCCCACGAATCTTTAGGTTTTTACCCCTTAGTGACAACTGCATGAGCTTGTCATTCAATTTCTCCCTCCAGGAGTTTACTGTTATAAAAGATGTTCTTTCCCCATCTCCTATTTTCTCATTTACAGCCAACCGGAGAACAAGGAGGTTCTTTTGCCCCGCTTGTTTCATTTCTGGTTCTGCAACCGACGTTCCTATGATGTTTGTGTATATCTCTCCTAGCATTTTATTATTATTTACTTTGTTAACTTGACCCACTTGCATTTATCAACTGGGCACTTAAAAACATATTGGCTCCTACCGTCTCTTCGATCTGTCTGAGGTTTTTTTATCCAATACTTTTCCGTATCTTTATGGATTATCGCAGCGTTCTGGCATGACTTATCAAGTACTGCTATAAACAAAGGTTTCGGATCTTTGTACTCCCAAGCGTGAACAGCCATCACATTAACCCCTCCCCAAGTCTTGGGCCAGTCATCGGCTCCATTAGGGAAGTCGACTAACTTAGTCTGCTTTACCTCAATTGGCATATTAAGGTAGAGATCGCAGTCATCCAAGAAGTCCATTCTCTGCTCAAAGCTTGGTCTTTCTTTTGTAGGCAGAAGTGTCACTTGGTACTTTAAGCTTCTCAAGTACTCAGCCATCACAGAAACACTATGATTTGAATCCCTCAAGTCCTTGATGAAGTCTCTCATGAAAGTCGATCCACTGTCTCCGCAAAATCTCCTTGGATTGGTTGCCTTGCTGGTTTTGGCTTAGAGTGGAGCCTAGGTTCAGATTCCTTTTGCCTAAATCTCTGAGTAAACCTATCGAATGTTACACGATCTTTCGTGTGTCCAATGGGACCAAATCGGTTCTTATTAACGATTATGTCCGTAGTCTCAGTGTCTCCACCTGCTTTCATTTCCCTATGAAGCATAACCACAATATCAGCGTCTTGCTCGATCTGCCCCGACTCCCTAAGGTTGTGAAGGGCAGGGGGCCCGCCCGCTTTTGCTGAATCACGGTTTAACTGACAGATCAAGAATACAACCAAGTCCAACTCCTTGGCTAATCTTTTGCATGCTTTTGATATTTGAGCCACCTGTTGCTCCCTGACATCCCTCTTGTCCTCTGGCTCCATCAGTCCAAGGTAATCAATGAATATTGCATCAATCCCGTGCTTACGATTCATTGTCTTTGCTTGAGCACGGATTTGGGAAATAGTTTGGGCAGGATTATCATCCACCCAAATGGGAAGCTCGGATATATTCTCTAAACCTTTCTGCAAAAGCCTCCTGTCTTCATCATTGTCTCTCCGATCTGCAAACTTAGAAAGATTCACCCCTTGGTCGATTGCCGCCAATTTCTTTCCTAGCTGATCCTTGGACATCTCTAAGCTAAAGAACAAAATATTTTTACCCTTATATCCTGAGTGATGAGCCACATTCATTGAGAAGGTGGTCTTACCAACAGACGGACGGGCTGCCACAACGACCATTTGTCCTGCCCTGAAACCACCATCGAGAATAGAATTAAGGAACGGAATATTGGTCGTAATCGTGGCACCGCCCAACTCTCGTTCCAGTTTGATCGCTTGGTTTGTAGCTTCAGCTAATTCTTTTGCTGATACTAAAGTTTTGGAGTTTGGTTCGATTAAAAGATTAAGAGCCTCCTCTGCCTTCACTGCGATCCGAGTAGGGTCATCAAGTTTCCCTGCTTGCTCGACATCGTCCTGAATCTTCAGGCATAAGTTTTGTAGCTCTCTAAACTTGTATGCCTTAACAAGCCTATCCACCCACTCCCGTCCCCTTGTGGTTGTATCACAACACATCAACACCTTTGAGGTAAATCCGGGGTTATCTTCGTGCCATCCTTTTGGAAGCCTCTGCATGGCACCAATCATGCCAAAATCATCCTCTCGCTCGGCTTGCCTAGCGGCAATAAAGTATTCGGTGTTCGCTAAATCAGTAAAATGACTTTCGCTAATTCCATTTTCTATTCCGTATGCCCAAATATCATAAGATGGCTCATCATCCTCATGTCGGCAGGTAGATAGGAATCCACGCTCCGCATCATAGTCGCTGTAATTATTCAATGTCATATGCAATCTCTCCTCCATTATTTTCGCTTATCTCGTTTTCATAGCCTCCGTCATTCAGCCAACTATTTGGGTGCTTGTACTCCCGAACCTTCATTGCCTCGTCATTGCAATATTTGTTGTACTGATCCGCCAACCTGTCGGGGGCTAATTCCTTTAACTCATCCCAATTCTCAGAAATCGTTTTGATTACTCTTTTGGGAAACATCTTGTTATCGCAATTCACCCAAAACTTTTTGAACCATGACTGAACTGCATTTTTCTTCTCATTTGTCGGACTCGACGATTTATCTTTAGATAAATCTAAATTAGTATCACACGTACGTACGCGAGGATTGTCCGACACCTGTCCGACATTTGGCACTTTTTTAGTTTTGCCATTTGTCCGACACCTGTCCGACACCTGTCCGACATTTGATTGTATCCTCCATCCACATTGAGCCATGTAAATCTCCAATCCTGCTCGAGCAATTTCACTAGGTTTTTTACCTGTTGCTGAGCAAAAAGATTGGAGATTCTTTAAAGCCTCAGGAGATAGTCTAAATGATATTCTATCGCTCATCTACTTATCTCCACCCACGTTTTTTCGTCCTTGTAGCTTTTGACCTTCTTTTGGGAGACTTGGAGGATGATCGAGTCTGGGTCATCTTCAGGTATAATCCCTGCAAGCCTGAGCGCATCAATGAGATGCTTTTGTCCCCCAACGAGATTGTCGGGGTCACAGATTCTGACTCGGCAAGAGATAATGCGGATTCGATGGCGTTTCCCACTTCCATTGTCATCTCCCTTTTTTCCTTCAATCGCTCCCAAGGACTCCACCTCAAAAAAGTGTTCAAGGAAGGGGTTCTCTTCTTCACGCAAAGCGTTATCTTCTCTCCCACTTCCATTACTTTTTAGGGGCATGAGCTTTTATTATGGATGGTGCCTTAGGCTTTGTCCTAGCAATATCTTTAAATCTTTGCTGAAGATCCTTTTTAGCCTCCGCATTAGACATACCTGTATGGCTTGCCCATATCTTTATAAATGGTGTCATTGAGAACTTCATTACTTCTAGTAATTGATCCCAACCGACCACATTTGAATCCATTACAATATCAGCAACTTTCTTGGCATCGTAACTTGTTACATTGCCACCGCCCTTTAACTTATATCCTGGAACGCATTCCGGATTTTCCTCTAAACGAGCTTTTACTGCCGACTTTACTGATTTAGCAAATGTTTCAGCAAATACCGCCAATGACATTGCTTCTGCTAAATCCTCATCCTTCAACCAATTTTCCATATTTTCCCTCCATTATTACTTTCATTAAATTTCTTGCTTCTGGGCAAAACGGGACCGCCGAACACCATTTGCATTGCGACGGCCCCGCTGTCCGAGGAGCATTCTCACTCATTGCTTCGTCTACTATGTCTGAAATCCACTCACCTTTACCCCTAAGATGAGCTGAAGAGTAGCTAGCAGTGGTGTACATCGGCTCCTTGAAAGGTTCGATTAACGCCACGAAAACTTCTGAAACCTTGGGGTAGTTTTTGTGAACCAAAACAGCTTGAGCTAACAACTGCTGATTAATATGAGCAGGATCATGATCACCTCGTAAGGTTTTATAGTCGGCAAGAAATGCAAATTCACTCATGCCACCATCTCCTAACTTTGACCAAGTTTCCAAGTAGTCAAGTTGCCCTGACCATTTCCCATCCCACCACAACCGCACTTCACGCTCTATTGTAGTATTATTCTCTAGCAGACCTAGATCATCCCTACACCACTCTAATGCCTGACGACACCGCATAGCACAGAGTCTTTGT